AACCGCAAGGTTTCAGCCCCGCTTCGGCGGGGCTTTTTTAGTAGCACGTTAGAATTGTGGTGTACTAGAGGAATTTATGGCTGGCGCACCCCGCTTCATTGATCGGCTTCGTAAGGCAGCAGCCCTTGAGCCAGTAAAGAAGGAGGTCACGTTGCATAACGGCGACATCGTCTGTATGTGGGTAACACCTCTGACTGCAGCCGAGCGTGACCGCGCCAAGAAAAACGCCCGCAGCGATGACGCTGGTGCGTTTGCGCTTCAGCTGCTGATCAGCAAAGCCAAGGATGAGAACGGCACCCCGCTGTTCACCTCCGGTGACGTTGCTGCTCTTCGCAACGACGTACGGGACGAGGATCTCCAGAAACTGATGCTGTGTGTCTTGGGTGTGGGCGACGACGAAGAGGAACCCCTTGACATGAAAAGTGCTAGCCAAGGAGATGAGGGCTGACAGCTGGTTAATGCTGTCTATGGGCGTTGCGAAGGAACTCGGGATGACCCTTCGCCGCCTTCTTGATGAAGTGACAGAGGAGGAGCTTCTGCTCTGGAGCGCCTACTTCCAGATCCTCAACGAGGATCAGGAAGCTGCAATGAAAAAGGCTAGTCGGCGTAGATAGAAAACTCGCCAAATTTTTGGAGGTGCCTCTGGACGTAAGCCCGGTGCGCCTCTTTTCTGTCGTCAAAAACGCCCAGGTAGTCTCCACCACACTTGGCGCTCCACTTATTGCCCTCTTTGTACGTCCCCGCTAGGTACCCCCTACGTTTCTTCACGTTTGCGGCGTTTCCAGAGTAGTCTGACACTCGAAGGTTGTGTATTGCGTTGTTTTCAGGGTTGGTGTCCTTGTGATCTAGGAAGTCTTCGGGCTCTTCGCCAAACCACCACTTCCAAGCGACTCTGTGCAAGAGATACATTTTTCCGCCTACGCCGACGAGCCAGTATCCATCGGGCCTGCGTGTTCCTGCTCGTTCGCCGGGCAGCCTGTTTGATCTTCTGACCCGGTTGATAAGTACCCCCGTATGCGGGTTGTACTCGAAAAGTTCGCGCAGCAGCTCAACGGGCGGCAGCGGCTTAGGCTGAGGCATCGGTCATTCTGGGTGACTGGTCACGCTCCAGGGGCGGCAACCCGCTGGGGCAACCCAATAGTAGCCCGCCGCTAGACTACTTTGTAGTGCTCGCGGCGGTTCGTGGCCCAGTTCAACGCCGACATCAACCTAAACGTCCAGGTCGATAAGGCACTTGCGGGCGTACGCAAGATTGAGCAGCGCATAGCGTCAATACAGAACAAAACTATCGAGTTCAAGGTCGAACGCCAGCGAGACGTAAGCAATGAAATAGACAGATTATCCGGCTCGTTCAAGCGTCTCGGATCAATCGTCAAAGGTTTAACCGCAGCTGGCGGACTGGGAACGCTTGCTGTCATACTTAGAGATCTTCAGAGCGTTAGGGGTATAGGGGGAGCTGTATCTACAGCTCTCGGACCAATCCAAGGGCTAACAAACGCGCTCGGGTCGTTTACAGAATCGGCTGTACAGGCAGCATCTGCGTCTCCTGGTCTAGCGGCAGGTCTTACAGCTGTAAGCGTTGCGGCGATAGCATTTGCGCCACAAATTGCGCGGGCAACAGAGGACACACTAAAACTGGCTAAAGCTGGTGCGCAGGCCGGTGTTCCAATAAAAAACCTACTCAATTTATTAGGCGCCGCAAGTAATACACTTGGTCAAGACTCTTTCGGCGATGCTTCCCGTTTTGTTGAGCAGTACAGAAAAACCCTGTTTGAAACATCAGAAAGTGTAAGTAATCTACAAAGGCGGCAAAACTCTTTACAAAAAACACTTAACACTTACAACTCTTCTAGCGAAGTTGCAGTACGTATTGCTGGCAAGCTAGTCGATGTTCAAGCACGTTTAAACGAAGAGTTACGTGAGCAAGCGGATCTACTTCGTCGCGCTAGCGGCGTAAACGTCACGGAGCTAGAAGCATCTAAAGGGCGCAACTCTATTGAAACTCGAAAGAGGGCGGACGCATTCCGTACCCAACAGGCAGCAGAACAGGAAGCTGTATACCGCTCGATCGCGCAACTCAACGAGCGCGATCGTACGGCTCTACAAGAAAAACTAAACATCCAAAGGAACATCACAAATGAAGCAACTCTGGAGGCACAGCGCCGAAAAGAGATAGAGGAGCGTGCATCTACCGGGCTGTCCAGGCGCATACCAACGCCATACCGCACTGCTGGTTCGATGGGCTTCCCCGTCGCGCTGCCCGAGATACAACAAGACAGAAGAATCCGAGAACGGGAACAAGAGAGGGCATCGGCAGAACGTGCTCTAAATCTTCAGAAGTCAAACTCGCTTCTTACTCAAGGTGTTACGGGGCTTAAGGCGCAGATAGCTGTTGCAGAGCAGCTGAACGGTGTGTACGACGCCATTGTCAGAAGCCTGGAACGCGCTAATGAGCGCCAGAGCCAACTGTATAGAGCCAGAGCAAACAGGGCGCAGCGACAGGAACAAGGCGGCGAAAATCTTCAGCGCCTGGAACGTATCAACAAACTTGCAACAAATAACGTACTGCAGGAGCAACTAAGAAATAAAGTTGCCCTTGCCGGTAATGCGATCCGGGTTAATGACTTCAACACGGCTAAGAAACTTGGTGTAGAGATAGATAGTCTTCTGACTGCTGAAGAGAAACGTATTGATGTAGCCAGAAGAGTTCTTGCATTCAGGCAAAAAGAGCGCAAAGCAGCAAAGGACGCCGCAGCGCAGAGTAGTAAAGAGCGCGGTAAGTTCGCAGAAAACCTCGCGCTGGGTGCAGGCTTCCCGCTTCTGTTTGGTGCTGGAGCAGGTTCCGTTGCTGGCAGTATCGCTGGCTCATTCGTGGGAACTGGATTTGGTGGGCAAATTCTTGGTGGTGCTGTTGGTCAAATTCTCGATGACTTTTCTAGTAAGCTGAAGGATGTAGCTACCAGCCTTAGCAAGCCAAAAGAAGCACTAGAAGCGTTAGAAGAAGCAGGTCTAAAAGTAGACGACTCAATAAGACAGCAAGTAGATAGCCTGCTTGAGGCTGGTAAGTCCTACGAAGCGCAGCAGCTTGTGCTGCAGCAGATCACCGAAACACTTGGTCCCGATGCCGTAAGTCAACTAGCTGCGTACGACCAAGAAACTAAAAAACTAGAAAAAAGTTACCAGCAAGCTTACTCAGCACTGGTGCGTGAACTACTGCCCGCAATGGTTGGGTTTGTTGGTCTCCTCAACGCTGTTGCTGGTGCGTTCGGTAATATGCCCGACTGGGTTAAAAACATAATCACCGGAGCATCGTATTCTGGTCCTTTTGGTATTTCCAGAGTTCAGTTTGATGCGCTTCAAAACGCAGGGCGAGACCGCTCAGAAGGTGTACAACCTACCGCACCTGAGCAAAGCCCAGAGTTCCAAAAACGCCAGAAAGAACTTCAACAGGCCGCAAAGCAGCGCGAAATAGCTCTACGTGGCCAAAGTGAAGAACTCCAGGCACAACTAGACCTTCTAAATTCAGGACTAGACATAACAACAGATAAGGGTTTTGAACTAGCTAAGCAGGTCGTCATAGTCAAATACCTGGCAGAACTCGAAGAGATCAACAATAGTAAATTAGAGGATGGCGAGAAGATTCTCAAGCGGCAGGTTGCACTACTGCAACAGAAAATAGGCATTGCAAACCTGGAGAGTCAAAGAAATAGGGCTCTACAAAGTGCTCAGTCCAGAGCAGCCTCTGCCGCAGCGTCTGCCGCACGCGAAGCAGAAGCTCGACAAAAGCAGGTATACGCCGCCAGGATTTCTGAGATAAATGTTCTAAAAGACCGCTTTGACTACTCCGTACGAAACACTCAGTTCGAGAAAGGCGAACTAGCTGCGCTTGAACAGAGAGGTAAACAGTTAGCACTGGAGCGGGATGGGCAGCTAGAGATACTAGACATTAAATATAAACAAAGCGCGGCCAACGCTAAATCTGCAGAAGAAGCAACTATACTTTACAGTGTCTATAGAGACCAGTATCAGCTGCTTATAGATCAGTACAACCTAGAAAATAAATTAAATGAGCAAAGGAAGAGGGCGCTCCAAACAGAACTAGCAATAACAGCTTTACAGCGTAAACAGCAAGCCATCAACACACGCCGTGAGCTGGAGCAAGAACGAGACAGACTGGCATTGCCTACGGGCAACTTTATAGCTGACGCGTTTAATCAGCAAAAACTAGAACAAGCCTTCCGCTATGAAAATACTCTTAGGAATATAAACGACCAGATTACGGAACTAGAAGAGCGTCAAAAGGGAGCCGACGTAGACCTGTTTAATACGCTGGGAGAGCAAATTAAGGGACTAAAGGAACAGAGATCCATCTTCCAAACACTGATTCCCGAGATTGCTGCAGCTGAAAAACAACAGCTCGCCTACAACCAGGCACTGGGTCTAATCCAAGGACCAGTCAGCAGTCTTGTCGGCGGTCTCCGTGAGGTGGCGGCTGGAACGAAATCCGTTGAGCAAGCCTTTGCTGATTTCCTGAACGGGCTTGCTGAGCAGTTAGCTCAGACTGCTGCGCAGATGATTGCTCAGTACATCGCGATCGGCATTGCCCGCAAGTTTGCAGGTCTTGATTCCGGATTCAATTTTGCGGGCGGCTCAGCCGATGCAGGTGCAAGTGCCGCAAACCTTCTGGGCGGTTTCGGTCCGATTCCTCGCTTTGCAAACGGAGGAAACCCGCCTGTAAACAAACCCTCGATTGTTGGGGAACGGGGTCCCGAGCTATTTGTCCCAGGTACCAGAGGAACGATCATTCCGAACGACGCTATGGGGGGTGAGGTCAACAGTGTCGTCAACATCAACATCTCCGACAGCGGAACTAGCGTGGATGCAAAGAACGCAGGCAAGCTCGGACGAATGATCGAATCCAGCACCATGGCGATCCTCACCCGCGAACGCCGCCCTGGTGGTCTCCTTACCCGTTAAGTCATGCCCGTCGATTGCACACAGCCTGTCTCACTTAGCAACCTCTGCGTCACCCCCGAGGCAAAGAAGTCCGCATCGTTTCGGACTCTCCAGCAGCAGTACGGCGACGGCTACATGGCACGTCGTCAAGACGGGCTCAATCCCGTCAACTACACCTGGGACGTGAGCACCCCATTGATGGATATCGCAGATGCCCAGGCATTCGAAGCGGAGCTGATCGCCAACGGACCAAAGCCTTTCCTTTGGATACCACCGCAGGAAGCTACGTCAAGCAAGTGGATCCTTGATCCCGTTCAGTGGGATTGGAGCTGGAGCACTGACACACTGGTGTCGATCTCCTTCCGCCTTCGGCGCTGGTACGACTGATGGCAGCTGATCGCACCTTCCAGTTCCACGAAGACCAGCAAGGTCTTCAAGGTGACGCGATCATCGAGCTGTTCGCAGTCGACCTGTTCTCTGGTGTTCAGTCAATTCCAGATGAGCAACCGACAGGTCCGGACTGGGACAACGCAGATGCAGTCTGCGACCCTGTGCCTATCTACATCTGGCTGCAGAGCGATGTTGACAATGGCACCGACAGTATCTGCACCGATGCGCCTGGCTATAGCTCACCAGCCTTTGATGCAGGTACAGCTGAGTGGGACGACGCTGACGTGGAACCGAGGGGGTTTATCCGCAAGTCTGCCTACAGCTCGGAGTTCTTCTTTTTCTGCAACTGGGTTGTAACCGACGGGCAGCCTGTCAAATTTGGTGGCAATACCTATCTGCCAATCCCCTACAAGGCATCTGGTTTTGAGATTCGTAATGAAGGCGTGCTGCCAAACCCGCAGATCACCATCAGCAACATTGGGCTTGAAGCGACATCACTGATTAACAGTTTCAACGACTTACTTGGCGCCAAGGTTTACCGCCGCCGAGTGCTGGCACGACACCTGGATAGCGGCAGCACTCCTGACGTCAATGCCCGCTGGCCTGATGAGACTTGGTTTATCCAGCAGAAAATAAGCGAAAACAAGCTGTTCGTCACCTTTGAGCTTTGCACCCCGTTTGATCTTGATGGTGTGACGCTGCCACGTCGTCGTGCGCTTCGTTATGCCTGCCCTTGGGTTTACCGCAGCGCTGAGTGTGGCTATACAGGCGGTGCAGTTGCTGATTTGAAGGATCAACCAACCTCAATTCCATCAGAAGATAAATGTG